AATTATAATTTTATTTTTGATCTTGATAATTTAGATAAATACATAGAATTATTTAATAGTAAAAATCCTTTTAATTTAAAATTAAAAAATATTCATAAAAATAAAACAGAAATTAAAAAAAATTATCCAATAGAACTAATTAAAAAAATAGAAAAATTAATTGAACCAGAAATAAATTTATATTTTGATATTAAAAACATAATATGATACCAAATATGTTTGTTGGCTTGACAACGCTACCAGCGTACTGTATACTTGATACACAAGGAGATTTTTGAAATGATTCACGATTTTAATTATGTTTGGGATATGGTTCGTGATCTTAGGGCTACTAGCAGCACTATTGATAAGCAAGGGATTATTGAGGATTATTGTAACCATAATTCTGCTGCTGCCACTTTTACTAAGCAAATTTTGAAGTATACCTATCATCCTTTGTGGCAGTATAATGTCACCAGTGATAACCTTAAGAAGAAAAATTCTTTGAGAGGAAAGTCTTATAAGAATTTTTTTGATCTTATGGATGATCTAAAAAGTCGAAAGATTACTGGTCACGATGCTATCGGAGCAGTCCATACTTTTATTGATAGTCAGTCAAATAAAAGCAATATAGAAGAACTGATTTATTGCATCATCGACAAAGACTTGAAAACCCGTGCTGGCGATAAGATTATTAATAAGGCTATTCCTGACCATATTCCAGAATTTAGTGTTGCTCTGGCAGATAAGTATGAGCCTAAACTTGTAAGTTGGAAGGATAATTGGTATGTTTCTAGAAAAATTGACGGTGCTAGATGCGTTGCTATTGTTGATAGTAATGGTGACGCTACCTTCTATTCCCGCACAGGAAAAGAGTTTGATACTCTTGGTATTGTTGCTGGTGGCATTAAGGCTCTTGGCATTAAGGATGTAGTATTTGATGGTGAACTTTGTCTGGTTGATGACGAAGGTAATGAAGATTTTCAGGGAATTATGAAACAACTCAAAAAGAAGGATCATACTATTCCTAATCCATCATATAAGATTTTTGACATGATTAGCCATGATGAATTTTATAGTAAGAAGGGTGATAAGAATAGACCATATTCTATTCGTTTGGCTAATCTAACAGAGATTATGACTAAAAATGAATGTCCATGTCTTACTCTACTGGAGCAAGAATTAATTCATAATGACGAGCATTTTCAAGAGTGGGTTAAAGAGGCTGCTGATTCTTTTTGGGAGGGTGTTATGCTACGAGCAGATGAGCCATATAAAGGCAAGCGAAGTAAAGACCTACTTAAAGTTAAGAAATTTTTTGATGACGAATATGAAGTAATTGATGTTGAAATGGGGCCATTTAGGTATGTATCTAATGGTCAAGAGACTGAAGAAACTATGCTTTCATGCGTAATGATTAAGCATAAAGATCATATTGTTCGTGTTGGCAGCGGATTCACTATTGACCAGAGACAAGAATTCTATTGCAATCCGTGTAAAATTCTGGGAAAGCAAATAACTGTACAATATTTTGAGGAAACTAAAAACCAAGATGGGGGCATTAGTTTGCGTTTTCCAACTTTTAAAATTTTACATGGCTCTACTAGATCAATATAATGTTAAAGATTAAATCTAATAAATTTCCAATATATAATTATACGATATATGCTGAACGCCATTGCGGCACAAATTTTTTAGAAAAATATCTACCTAAGATATATTCCGGTTCAACTCCAGGGATTGATAAACTTCCATTAACATGGCAATATGGATGGAAACATTGGTTCGGCCTTAATAATAAAAAAATTATTGAAAAAAGTCAAAACACATTATTTATTGGTATAGTTAGAGATCCATATGATTGGTTAATGGCATTAAAACACAACCCTTATCATCTTAGATCATGGAATGGAAATACAAAGAATAATCCTTTTAAAAATGATAATGATTTTTTAACATCTGAAGTAATATCTTGTCACAAAAATGGGGAGGAACTAACATCTAGTAGCAGATATGGATCGGATCATCATATCTATGAAAATAGAAGATACAAAAATATATTTGAATTAAGAGAAGTAAAAAATAAATATTTATTAGAAATTATGCCTGAAATATCATATAATTATGTATTAATTAATTATGAAATATTCAATACTAATATTAAATTATTTATTGATGCATTAAATGATAATTTTAATCTCAAATCTATTCAGTTTATTGAAAACAATTATACAAAAAAGAGATATGACGTAGATTCAAAAATATTACCATTAATTAATGATTCATTAAACTGGAATACAGAAAAGATTCTTGGCTACCATCAAAGATGGATTGCATAGAACCCGCTTGACAAGACGATACTGGTAGTGTAGAATCCTAGCATACACTTGGAACACTTTTTGGAGAAAACGATGATTGTTGAGAATACTGTTATTCCGGTTCAGAATAATGTGATGGACAAGAGCAAGGCCGATATTTTCTTTGAAACTTTTCCGCGAGACAAGGTAGTTTCTTACAAGGAATATTGGGAAAGTGTTCGTCCTCAGAATATTGAGGATATTTTTCGTCGTTACCTTTTTGCTTATTGTTCAGTTCACACTACATGGAAGGGTAACTGTGCAGGATATAATGCCATCAAAAACTTTAACGAGTGGATTGACAGTAAGGAAACTTTGCTGAATAAACTCCATAAGAGTGGCGTTGGACTTCACAATAATAGAACCAATTACATTTGGGATTTTAGTGAGAAGTTTTGGGCCAATCCCAAAGACTTTTATTTTACTACTAAGAAGGGTCACGTTAAGAAGCGTGACAGTATTCTGAATAAGATTAGTGGAATTGGTCTGGCTAAGATTAGTTTTGCTCTTGAAATGATTCATCCTAATGAGGCTAGAGTTTTGTGCGGTGATGTTCATCAACTCCGACTTTACGATATGGAGCATCTCAAATATAATAAGAGCAAAAGCGGTTCGACCATGTATAAAAAGATGGAGCGTCACTGGATGGTAAATTGTGGTAAGCACAAGATTCCGTCTTATATTGCTCGTTCCATTTACTGGGATGCTTTGCAAAAGAAAGATGATAGTAGGTATTGGAGTTTTGTTCTAGAGGATTAATTATGAGTGAAAATGGAAAAGGATCTAAAAGAAGGCCAAAATCAGTAGACCAAAAAACATGGGATGAAAACTATGAAAGAATCTTCAGAAAAAGCAAAAATACTAAGCATGATAAAGTTCGAAAAAAATAAAACCTCATTCATACTTTGTGACTGTAAAAGCGAGGTTTTGGTTCTAGAGTATGATAATGAATATGGTCTTATGGAACTGTCAATATATGAAAATCTATCATCGTACAGTCATAAAATGTCATTTTGGCAGAAACTACGATATATTTATCGAGTCTTGGTAAAGGGTAGACCGTATTCTGATCAAATAATACTGAATAAAGAACAGATAAAAGACTTAAAAAGTTTTCTTTCGAGTATAATTAAATTAAGAATTAGTGTATAATATATCATCAGGAGAAAATGATGAAACATTATCAGATTTTTATACAAGACACCCCGTACAAAATTATTGAGTCAGCATTTGTGTCTGATGTATTAAAAGAATTATCTTTTGATATTCAACATGGTATGGTTCCAAATTTTGATAATACTAAGCCAGCATCAATTAAAATTATTCCAGTATCCTAATTAGTATGGAGATGCTAATATGATAATGAAAAATTATGTTACTGATGAATTAATTAATAAGGTATATCATCTTACTAAGGCTCTTAATCAAGCAGAATCAATCATAAAAACTCTTGAGAAAGAAAACAACTCTCTTAAAGAAACATTATCGTTAATTTATGATAGAGAAAATTTAATGAATAATGACTTTTTAGTAGAGGTATAATTATGAGTCATTTAACTAAAAGTCCAACAGATAAAATGGTGTTCGGAGTTTGCGGAGGACTAGCAAACTGGACTGGAATTGATTCGTCTATTATTAGATTAGGATTTGTAGTTGGTGCTATATTTAGTGGTAGTATTTTATTTTGGATTTATTTACTTTTGGGAATTATACTTCCAACACAGGACTAATGATACATTTTATTGCAGATACCCATTTTGGGCATAGGAATATTGTAGGATATTGTCAAAGACCATTTCAAACTACCGAAGAAATGGATTCTACTATAATTGATAATATCAATGCTACTGTGAAACCTAAAGATACTCTGTATTTTTTGGGCGATTTTTGTCATAGGGGTGGAGATCCTAAGAAATATCGTAAAAAGATAAACTGTGAAGATATTCACATAATCCTTGGAAATCACGACAACGAGGAAAAATTCAGCAAAAAAGATTTTTCTTCTATAGGACTTATGAAAGAAATAATTCATTGCAATAAAAGAATAGTATTATTTCATTATCCTATGAGGGCATGGAACAAAAGTTATCGAAATAGTTGGATGCTGTATGGTCATGTTCATGGGCGACTACATACTGAGGACGATGTTCTAGGACGCTATACTCTTGATGTAGGGGTTGATAATAAAAGACAAGGGGTTGGATTCGGTACTCCGTTCAGTTTTAAAGAGATTCAGAAACTTTTTTCGGACAGGGCGAAAAAATTCAAGGATGCCCCATTGACAAGCCGATGATGGATGTTAGAATGAAACTGTTGATGCGAGAGGTTCAGTCGCTTGACTGACTCGCTTCAACAAAGACTTGGAAATGATTTGGAGGTTGATTATGGCTGAAGTTACTACGATTGATAAGCAGACTCGCGTTCGTTGCAGCGACGAGCAATTCCTTGAGGCAGTTTTTTCCAGCAAGACTTATGCTGAGATTGCTTCTAAGACAGGTCAGAAGGTTGCTAGTACAGCGGCTCGTTACGCTCGTACTAAGGCCGCTCTGGCTAAGAAGGGCATTGAACTTCCTGAGATGGAACGTGCGAAGCCCGTTAAGACGGTTGATAATGTTGAGGCTATGGCAGAGGTTGTTCGTCGCCTCAAGGCCCATGCCAACGGTTGATTAAAACCAAAAGGGTGATCGGCTACAATACTTAAATGGTTGAGGCACAAAAGTATTCAACCTCAAATCATTACTTGTTGTAGTCGGTCACTTATATGGTCTTTTGGCGGAATCGGCAGACGCAACGGACTTTAGTTAACAAAATTGGAGTGCTTAAAGGGAAACTTTTAAAGTAGAACCTGTCAAAGTCGGTGGAACCTGTAAAATGGCAATACCGAACCAAGCCTAATTTATTAGGAAGGCGTAGAGACTTGACGGCAGGAGCCTGTGGTAGTAAAATATTATGGCTAAGGTAAAGTCCAGACCACAAACCGAAAGGGTAACGAAAGTTATAGTGGTAAGAAAATCCGTTGGGAGTAATCCCGTGTGGGTTCAAGTCCCACAAAGACCACTGTAGTTAAATAAGTAGAGAAATAAATTCTTATGGTGTATTCTAATTAGACTACATCATAGGAGTTTAAATCATGAAAAAATGTCGTAAATGTCAAAAAGAATTTGCAAACAGAGTTAAAATCAATGGAGTAATTAAGGTTATCAATAGAAGGAAGTATTGTTTAGAATGTTCTCCTTTTGGAGAAAGAAATACCAGAAAACTCCATCTGCCTCAGAGAGATGAAAATACTACCAAAAATTGTCCTCAATGCGGCAAAGACTTTAAATGGAATAAGAATAATGTTTGCTGGACTTGCAGATCATTTAATAGAAGAAAATTAAATAGAGAAAATGGTATCAAATATTTAGGATCAAAATGTAAGAGATGCAAAACCAAAGATACTGAGGTTTTAACATTTCATCATTTAGATAGAGATAATAAATATGATAATCTATCCAGCCTTTGGCATCATAAGTGGGATATAATTAAATCGGAATTAGACAAGTGTGAATTGCTTTGTGCTAATTGTCATATGAAACTTCATAAAAGGAAATAAAATGAGCAAAAATTCGCTAGAACTATACAAGATTGGCAGCAAGGTTAAGTTGGCAGATGATGTTTATGGAACTATTATTGGTATTCATATTAGTGGTGATAATAACGTAAGTTATGAATGTGGATGGTGGAACGCTCGTTCTTATTCTACAGAAAATTTTGCATCAAACGATATTGAAGTTACAGTAGCAGAAAAAACTAAGATTGGTTTTGTCTCATGAATCATAATTCAAATCCTCTTGACTATCTTATAGAACTTTGTGAGACTGCTGTTAATACTGGCAAATGGAATCTTACCAAATTTACAATTCTTAATGCCAAAGATGAACTTCGTAAATTAAGAGAATCTAAAAAAGATTTGGCGATTGAAGCGTATAATGCTAATAAGTTTGCTGTAGATGAGATGAATCGCAATCTTGATTATCAGAATATTGCTTGGGCCAGCATTAATAATCGTGGAGATTTTTACAATCTAACTTTACATTATAATAGATTCGCTAATCAGGATGCTTTGATCCCATTGTATTGTAATAAAAAGGAGTTTCAAGAAAAGTATGGTAAGTTATCCAAACAGACTCTTTAAGGGATGGTGTTCTAATGAAGGTAATCCACGATCTCATATTCTTCATTATAATATTTATACTGTACGAAACATTACAGACTATGCTGGTGGAACGATTCTGGAAGAAGTAGATTCATTAGAAGAATATTTTAATACCGACTTGATGGGGATTGATGAACCATATTACGCTGTTTATGGATCATTCAAGTTTGACTTTGTAAGAAGTCCTATTAAGATTTTGGAAACTCCAGATTTAAAAATTGCAATTGATATTGTTGAGCAATTAACTGGCAATACGGTCAAAGAAGATGAAGTATACAATTGAATTAGATCATTCTGGCGAAGGAGGATCTGCTGAATTTTATCCTATAAAAGAGGATAATAGACTAGGATTCAAACAATTTCGTAATAAGAAGTTTGCAAATAAGGCTTACGAAAAACAAAAACTTTTGAGCAAATACCATTTAGCACCCAAAGTAGTTGGAAAGGTTTGTAAACTCAAAATAGAAATTACAAATTTTGCTGGTGAAAACTACACCTATACATATTCAACTGGTTGGGGTTATGTTACAGAAAAGGCAAGAATTCTGGGCGAAAAGGCTATGAAAAAAAGACTGAAAGATATTCAGAATCTTGTAGAGACTATTGAGAACAAAACTCGTCTCAGATTTTGGGATTGTCATTATTGGAATGTGGGTTATATCAAGCGAAAAAATAAGGCTAAATTAGTTTGCATTGATACTGGGCCTGAGAGTTTTGATCGTGATGCTAATGCTTGGGGATTCGGAAAACCTGGGCCAAAATGCGACTACTGCAATAGGTATCAGTGTCATTGTAGTAATAGTTATTGGTTTGATTAGTGGTGTATATTTTTTTATAAGGAGACACCATTATGAGTAAAGAATTTGATCAAATAATGAAGGAAATAAACAAACAAAATAAGGAACTTCATAATTTAGATTCTCAAATTACCAAAGAAGTTGTAAAAGATATTTTTGACATAAAGAAAAATATCAAAACTCTAGA